AAAAATAGATAGCATATATTCAGAGATTGGATTATTAGATACTGATATTGAATCAGTTCATACAAACATTAAAAACATAAAGGTAAAGACAAATGAAAAAGTTAATTCTGTTAATCAGTTTAATTTTAGTGACCTCACTAAGTTTTTCTCAGACCGTTACGAATCAGAAACCGGTTCAAACTGATACAATTGTTCCACTTACAATTCCAACTGCTAAGTTAATCATAAAAGATTTACTTAAAGGAGATGGTGCTCAAATTGAATTAGTAGAATTACAAAAAGTTCTACAATTAACAAATGAAAAGATGTTGTTGAAAGATGAAGTTATTTTTACACTCAATTCTAAAATTTCTAATTTGGATTACATCATTCTTCAAAAAGATGAACAGTTTAAATTAGAAAGAGAGAAATCCGAATCCTTATTAAAAGAATTAAAATCAGAGAAACGAAAAACTTTTTTATATAAAGTAGGAACTGTACTTGGTGTTGTTGCAGTTGGATATTTACTAGTAAATTAAAAATTAATGCCAAGTTTAAAAGAGATAATAAAACTCGAGTATCAGAAATGTGCTGGTGATCCAATCTACTTCATGAAGAAGTATTGTATGATTCAACATCCTGTTCGTGGTAAAATACCTTTCCATCTATATCCATTTCAGGAAAAAACTCTTACCGAATTTAAAGACCACCGATATAACATCGTATTAAAATCGAGACAGACAGGTATATCAACACTTGTTGCAGGTTTTTCACTTTGGAAGATGTTATTCAACCAAGATTTTAATGTCCTCGTAATTGCAACCAAACAAGAGGTTGCTAAGAACCTTGTAACTAAGGTTCGAGTTATGAATCAGTATCTACCAAGTTGGTTAAAACAAACCACAGTAGAGGATAATAAACTATCTCTACGATATTCTAATGGTTCACAAATCAAAGCAACTTCTGCCGCAGGAGATGCCGGCCGTTCTGAAGCGTTATCCCTATTAGTATTTGATGAAGCTGCCTTCATTGATAAGATTGAAGAAATTTGGGTTTCTGCTCAATCAACTTTATCAACTGGTGGTAACGCAATTATACTTTCTACTCCAAATGGTGTGGGTAATTTTTTCCATAAAACTTGGGTAGGTGCCGAAGATGAAACAAATGGATTTAACACAATCCGATTACACTGGTCAGTTCACCCTGAAAGGGGTCAAAGTTGGAGAGATGAGCAAGAAAGATTATTAGGACCGAAAGGTGCAGCTCAAGAATGTGATTGTGATTTCGTTTCTTCAGGTGATACTGTCATAGACCCACAATTACTTACTTTCTACAAAGAATCATATTGTCAAGACCCGATTGAAAAAACTTGGGTGGACCATAATCTTTGGAGATGGGAATATGCCGATTACAACAAAGGATATATGGTTGTTGCTGACGTTGCCCGAGGAGATGGTGGTGATTATTCTGCTGCTCATGTGTTCGATGTAGAAACTGCAACACAAGTTGCTGAATACAAAGGAAAGATGGATACAAAAGATTTTGGTAATTTCTTGGTATCACTTTCTACTGAATATAACGAAGCATTGTTAGTAATTGAAAACGCAAACATTGGTTGGGCAGTAATTCAACAAGTAATTGACAGAGGTTATTCAAACCTATTCTACATGAGTAAAGATTTAAAGTATGTGGATGTTCAACATCAACTACATAATAAATTCAGAGCAGAAGAAAGAGGTATGGTTGCTGGATTTTCTACTACGATGAAAACTCGTCCACTTATTATTTCTAAATTAGAACAATACATTAGAGAGAAAGAAGTTACAATTCGTTCTACTCGTTTGATTGATGAATTATTCACTTTTATTTGGGTAGGAAATCGAGCCGAAGCAATGAGAGGATATAATGATGATTTGGTAATGTCATTAGGTATCGCCCTTTGGGTTAGAGATACTGCACTTCGTTTAAGACAAGAAGGTGTTGATTTAACTAAACGAACTCTTGGTGGTATACAACAACACTCATTCACATTGGATGGGTTTGGTGGTAATTCTTCAGTAGATTCCAATCCTTGGTCTATGAAAATAGGTAATCAAGATGAGGATTTGACTTGGTTGATAAAATAATAGGTTATTTCTATTAGTATATATTTATAGTGTAAGGAGACCTTATTATGATAAAGTTAAAAAATATATTAAAAGAATCTGACCAAACACAAAAACCGAGTGGTTTGGTTCAAGATTATCCATTCGATGCAGCAGAACATAATTTTTTAGATTATGATGAATTGGATGTTGAAGAAGAAGATGAAGAAGATTTTTTCAATTTCTTAAAATCATATACGGTTGAATTACAAGAAGCAAATTGTAATTGTGTATTTGAAGCAGAATACCAAGGTAGAGAAGTAAAACTCGGTAAACCAATGCAGGGTGATGTTAAGAAATTTAAAGTATATGTAAAAAATCCACAAGGAAATGTTGTAAAAGTAAACTTTGGTCAAAAGGGAGCAAAAATTAAAAAATCAAATCCTGAAAGAAGAGCATCTTTTAGAGCAAGACATAATTGTGAATCTCCAGGACCAAGACACAAAGCAAGATATTGGAGTTGTAGAAAGTGGTAAAATAAACAAATAAAGGTTATAATTAAAAAAATAAAACATGGCAGATACTTCATTTTTCGGTAGATTAACCAAACTCTTTTCTTCAAGAGCAATCGTAACGGTTGACCAGAAAGGTAGACGAAGAGTAGTTGATACTGATGAAAGACAACAAACGAACTTATCTTCGTTAAGGGATAGATACACAAAACTACAAAAATCCTTTTACGAACAAGCAGGTGGTGCACAATCAATGGCATACCAACAAGTTCGTAGAGAGGTTTTTCGTGATTACGATGCAATGGACCAAGATCCAATTATTGCATCTGCGTTAGATATTTACGCAGATGAATCTACTCTAAAAAACGAATTCGGAACTATTTTATCAGTTCGTTCGGATAATAACAGAGTTCAAGAATCATTAGAAAACTTATTTTATGATATTCTAAATATTGAGTTCAACCTTTGGCCTTGGACACGAAATATGTGTAAGTATGGCGATTTCTTTCTCGGGATGGAAATAGCAGAAGGTAAAGGCATTGTAAACGTGGTTCCACATTCAGTTTATAATACTGAAAGATTAGAACTTATAGATCCAAATAATCCAAACTCTGTAAAGTTCAAGATTACAGAAGATCCTAATGGAAAAATGGAATACGATAATTTTGAAATTGCACACTTCAGATTATTATCAGATACAAACTGGTTACCATATGGTAAATCTATGATTGAGAATGGTAGAAGATTGTGGAAACAATTATCCCTCATGGAAGATGCAATGTTAATCCATCGTATTATGAGAGCACCTGAAAAAAGGGTATTCAAAATTGATATCGGTAACATTCCACCACAAGAAGTTGATAACTACATGCAAAGAATTATCAACAAAATGAAAAAAGTTCCATTCATTGATAGAAATAGTGGTGAATATAACTTAAAGTATAATATGCAAAATCTAACCGAAGATTTCTTCTTACCAGTTCGTGGTGGAGATAGTGGAACTTCGATTGAAAATATATCAGGTTTAGATTATGCTGCAACTGATGATATTCAGTATTTGAAAAACAAATTATTTGCAGCTCTTAAAATTCCAAAAGCATATTTGGGATATGATGAGAATGTAAATGGTAAAGCAACTTTGGCAGCAGAAGATGTTCGTTTTGCAAGAACTATTGAACGAATCCAAAGAACAATAATTTCCGAATTAACTAAAATAGCAATAGTTCATCTATACGCACAAGGTATTCAAGATGTTGAAATGACAAACTTTGAATTAAGTTTGATTAATCCATCAACAATCTACGAACAAGAACGAGTAAACCTTTGGTCTGAAAAAGTTAGATTAGCAACTGATATTGCTGGTCTTAATATGTTATCAAAAGATTGGGTATATGAAAATATATTCAAATTGGCTGATGGTGACCAAGAAAGAGAAAGAGTTAAAATCATTAACGATATTAAAGATAGATTCAGATACCGTTCTATTGAAGACCAGGGTAATGATCCTGCAGTGGAACCTGAACCTCAAGATGTTGAAGAATCTTTGGAAAAAATTAAAATCGAATTGAAAGATAAAGGTGGAAGACCGAGAGAAGGAAATACTTATGGTAAAGATAAATCACCATTTGGTAGAGATCCACTCGGTGATAAAGAAAATCATAATGTATTAAAAAATAGAACATCAGAACAAAAAGCTCTAAAATATATTAATGGTATTTCCGCAAAAAGGAAGTATTTGCATGAAACAAAGGGTATGTTAGATGAATCAAACATATTAGATAATCAATAAAAATAACAAATCAAAAAAATATTTATATTTATATAAGAGTTTTTGAGTATATCAAAATAAAGAATTGAGTAAATATGAAAAAAATTAAACATTCTAAATTTAAGAATACGGGTTTTCTATTCGAACTATTAACCCGTCAGATAACTTTAGAGATATTAAACAATTCCCAAGAGAAGGCTAAAAAAATTGTAGTCGAGTTCTTTGGTAATGGGACAGAACTATCTAAAGAACTTCGTCTATATAAATTATTAATCGATGAAAAATATAATTCAGAAAATAAAGCTGAAAAATTCATCGAAGCTATTATGGATGCAAGAACAAAACTTGATGAGCAAAAACTTATTAAAGAAAAATATAATTTAGTAAAAGTAATAAAAGAAAATTTCGAAATCGATACGTTCTTGACATCACCTGTTACGAATTATCGCGTATTAGCTTCTATTCACAAATTATTTGAGGCTAAGAAATCAGATATTTCCGATGTAAAAGATATTTTTGATTCAAAACTCACATTAGTAGAACATATTTCTACTTCTGCACCAACTCTTAAACAAAAAGAGGATAAACTTTTTGAAGATTATAAAAAACAAGAAAAGGATTTAAGATTACTTACTTATAAAATTCTTGTCGAAACATTCAATAAAAAATATTCCAACCTTAATGACTGTCAAAAGAATTTGCTAAGAGAATATATTAACAATGTTACTAATACTACTAAATTTGGTGAGTATTATTCAAATCAACTTAAAACTATTGTAACCGAATTACATTCCATCTACAAAACTATGGAAGATAAAGTTACAAAGATTAAATTAAGAGAAACAATTAATGTTTTAAAGACTCAGAAAATTGGTAAGAAAGTAACCGATGAGCAAGTTTCTTCATTAATGATGGCATACGAATTGGTAAAGGAAATAAAGAATGTTAAAAAACGAATCTCTTAAAAAATATATAGATGAACTGATTGATGAAGTTCAAAAGGAGTTAGATGAATCCAATGTGACAGGAAATGTTGATGGATATCAGACTCCTTTCGCTTTTTCCGGCAAAAACGGTAAAGAAAAAAGAAAAAAAACTGCAACCCAATTAGGATACTCGATTGTAGATAACGATGTTGAGAATATTGATGAGGGTAAAGTAAAAAGACCGGTAAATCGTTGGTTAGAATTAAAGAACGATGAATCAATGCATGCTAATAAAAAATTGGCAGTTGGATTGAAAGAATTAAAATACCAATTAGCAGAAGTTGAAAAGTTTTTTAGTTGGTATAACAAGATTAAAAACATAAATGAATTGGATTCATCCGAGTATTGGAAAAGAACCAATGGTCATATTTATAAAATAAAAGAAAGAATCATTAACATTGCAAGAACTCTTCAGGAGATAGAAAAATGAAAATAACAAGAGAAGCATTTAAGAATATAGTAAGAGAGGTAATGACAGAGGAATCTGAATACCAAGATTTCTTCAAAAGAGCATTAGAAAAGA